CCAGGACTTCCGAATGCTTGCGCTTTAAAATAATCAGCCTTTGTTGCTTGATCTGTTACTACAATAGCCAATTCACCAGCTAGTGCAGTTCTTAATAATCTTACAAAATAATTTGGCATTTTAGTTTCCGAAATAGATGCCTGGTAATCAATAAAAGCCGTTTCCATATTGGTATATAATTGATCCCCATATACTTCCCATCCGTAACGTTTAGATCTTTCATTAGTGCCGTTTGTTTCAAATACCGCTAACACTCCAGAAAGCATATCGCCAGGGAGCTGATAGGCATATTCCCATTCATTAATTGGATTTGTTGATAGTCTAGAAATTTGAGATTTTTTTAATGTCCAGGACCATACATAGGTACTAAGCATAGTATCACGTAAATCGGGATATAAACGATCACAAGCCTGAGCCGCGTCACTACCTTCTGTAAATGAAGAAATGGGCGAAGCGCCCAAGAGGATTAAAGCATCTGAACAAATTGAAAGGTCTGTATCGCCAACAGCCATTATAATCCTCCGTAAAGAACTAGGGCCAGTTTCCTGGCCCTAATTAGGGAATTTAGATTACCGCTGTTGTAATAACACCGGCTGTGTTTGTCGCTACCAAAGTCTGACCACCATCTGATCCGTATGTATAGATCCAATCACCTGTAGTGATTAAAGCCTGTACACCGTTGAAATAACCAGAGCCGGCGATTGTCGCCTTGTTATCTGCGGCAGATTTGTAAGAGTAGATATTAGGCGCATTACCAGCTTTTGCCGCTGATACGGTTGCCCAATTTGCTTGTGCAAATGCCATGTTTTAATCTCCTTCTTATTCAGTACATGAGATTTTGACGATGCCTTCGTCGTCAATTGCAACCGCACCGGCTGAGAACATCGAGCTTACTAAGAAGGATGTTTTCTCCGGAATATAGTTTACTTCTGACTTCTGAGACATTGATTCAGCATAACCCATCGAATCCTGATGCCATGCGAAACATGAACGTGTTGATGGTTTTGGAACGCCACCTTCGTCACGATCGCCCATTGTAATAATGTTAAAGCCCATGAATGAATTAATTTCGCCACGAACAAGAGCCTTGACTGTAGCAAAATCAGCTGAAGTTGTTTCAGTTTGACCAAGTAACGCATCAAGCTGCGATGAGTGCATCAACAAATGACGGCCCTCTGATGGAACGTTTTTCTCGTTCATAGCCTTTGCCGCTGCTCTTAGCTTTTCAATATTCATATTTGAAGCTGAACCGCCGATACCAGTAGCAACAGTTGAAGGTGAGGCCGCTGAGTTTAGGGCATCAATCATTAACTGATCCATACGACGCGCAATTGACTTAGATACAACTTGCACCAGCTCACGGCGTTCGTCAAAGTTGACTTTGCCCTGGTGAAAAATATCTGAGTATTCCGCAGCAATAAAGTCAGTCATTGTTGCTGTTACTTGTGAGTATGTCACGTTCAACGGAGTAACGTCAGTTTGTGGAACGCGAACAGTTGCAACACCTTTTCCGATTTTTGGAAACTTTACAGTGTTACCCTGGACACCAGTACGTGATCGCATAGTGCCCCTTAATAGGCTTTCGCCTTGATATGCCTGTTTAACTTCTTCATCGAAAAGTGTAACAAAGGCAGTAGTAATATTCTGCGCCATTGCAGAACCTCCTATTTAGGTTTCACATTGATCGCATACCGTTAGCCGATGTTCGGGCGGTCGCTTGCGCGAGGGTGGCCGCGCCAACCAGTGGTTTACCACATCAACGGGCCGCGCCTACGGTTAGCCGTTAAAACGACATATACACACTTTAAAATGATTTGGCAACTAAATCTAGTTGGCAGCCGTGTTTGCCGCTTCCCATTGTCGCTCTATTTTGTTGCGCCACACCGGATCTGTTTGCCACCGAGGATCTGCAATCGCCTGGCGTAAATCCTCAACACCCATCTCAGGAGTAGCAACGACCGGACTGGTTGGAATGCCCTCGTTGGTGTATCCCTGGATAAATTTAATCATTGCATTGATTGTATCAGCGCTGTTTAGACCGGCCGCTAAAGCTTGTTGTTCGGCATTATTAAGATTTGCGCGTTTAATATGACGTTCAAGATAGGAAATTTTTTCCTGGGCGCGTTCACCTAGCTTATTCATTTCTTGTTTACGATCATACTCTATAGCTTCTTCCTGTTCACCAGTAAGCTCCAGGATGCCACCAGCCAATTCTGCAAATGCTTGCTGAGAGATGCCATATTTTTTTGCCCATTCTTGATACATCTCAACGCTCGGATCTTCCAGATCGAGACCTCGATCAACCAAATCTTGTACCTCGTAACCATTTTCTGGCGCTTTATGTTTGCCTTGTTTAAATGCCTTTTCCAGTTCAGCATAGCTTTTTGCAAGTTTCTCAACATCTGGCCCATCCTCATCCCAAAACTTCTCCGGATAATAATCCGGGCGCTCAAATGGTTCATCATCATCATCCTCGATCGGCGCATCTTCATTCGGATCTTGCTCGAACACGCTTATCGGTTGTTCCTCTGTCGTTTCCTCTTGCTCTGGAGCTAGATTAACCAGGCTTTCCTGTTCCTCGGGAACTTCTGCTACTTGTGTTTCTTCAGACATTATTTGACCTTTCTACCCTTTTTTCTATTAATCGCACCAGTTCCGACATACCAGTTCGTACAAATCCGTGACTGGAATCTTCACCTGGATACCAGGAGGGTACTTCTATTGTTATCTGCCTCAAGTGACTTAACACTTTTTGGCCTTCCTCAGATTTAAAGACACGACCATATAAAATATCTATATCGTCGGCCTTTGGCGGCTCTACGAATGCCGGGCTTAATCCTTCCCACCCATCCGGCGAACTCATTGCATGGCCTCCGCAAGTTGCTCGTCACCTGGTAACTGAGCTTGCTGTTGTGCCATCATTTGCTGTTGCATCATCATCATTTCAACCTCTTGTGGATCATTTAAAATACTTTGATCAACACCCATTTTTTCCGCTATAAACGATACCGCTTCTTGAACATTAATGGCCATTTGTCCAGCTGGACCCATAGCATTAGCGATCTGCATAAAGTTTAGAACTTTATTAACCTCTTCCATTTTTGGCGCCTCTGCCAAAGGAGAGATAGGACTAATCTTTACTTGCACTCCATCAACCTTTAACGGCATGTTAATCAGGCCCTGGCGATCAAGAACAACTAATATTCTAGAAATTAAAGGGTTCATTATTTCTGTCATTAATCGACCAAATGCGGAACCTAAATTTGTAGCAAGCTCGGCCTGGCGTTGTGCAATTTCTGTCGCAGATCGGGCTGACATTGTATCAGGCGGTAATGTATCGTCCATCAATACTTTTTTAATATTCGTGCGTAGATCATTCATTACAATCTGACTTGTGTTAAAGTCCCCGCCCCGGGGGAGAGGGGCTAGGGACGCACCTTGTGGCCCTCCATTACGCGCAACCGGAATGATTGCACCTGGTTGGATTTTAACATTTTGAGGATTTAAGACACCATCATCAGCCGCAAGGAATACACCAGAGATTGAAAGACTGGCATTTTTCAGCACAAGCTCAACCGTTTTATTTAATGTCTTAATATCTGCAATAGCATCTACCAAAGGACCACGACCATATATTTCACCAGCTGTTTTACTAAAACGCGCAACAATGAAAGGATTAGAGTTCATTTCACGATAAACTAATTCCTGGGACTTATGCGGCCAGATAACGTGATAATGATACCGCCCGGTCTCCTGGTCAAATATTATAGCGTCAAAAAGATCTAGTTCCTCACTACCTCTTTGATCGATTGCGTCTTGTAGTTCTGTTGTAATATTTACATCTGGGAACTCTCGTTTTATTGCTTCGCCTTTAATTCTAAGCTTACGATAGACATTATCGACGATACCATACGCGCCTTCCTCAACTGCGACCAGGTATTGCGGTATAGCTATAAATCTGAGAGGCGTTACTTCATCCCCTGGCATAATCATCATAACAGCTGTACCGACACAAAGATCTAACAGAAACTCTCCCATTGCCAGGTCAAAGCTTGTTTGCCTCAATTGGTCAAACATAATATCTGTATAGGTATCTAAAACCTCTTGAGCTTGACCTTGTAGTTCCTCTGGTATTCCAGATCCAGGCTCTAATCTACACCAGTGTCGATTGGGTGGGAACAAACCTGATTGCAAACGATTGGCAAAACGTTTTGTTGAAGACATAGCAGTAGAATCAAAAACACGTTGCATCTTTGCTTTTCCAGCAACTTTGCCTTCATAATATCCATTGTAAAGGTTGCGCTGAGGAAGTGCATACTCATAACAATCTTCATAAATTGTACGCCATTCATCTTTTCGAGCTTGCGCTTTCGCCTCGCGGCCCATGACTTCTTTAACATTTAACTTAGGCATTTTGATTCCTCGCGCTTATTGCTCTAGCTTTTTTTCTGGCATCTGCTTTTGATGAAGCGCCCCAGGCTCGGAGGGACAGTAGGAGCCGGGTTGGATTACCCTGGCTGTCACGCTCCGGCCCAGGGTTCCCCGCCATTCGAGCAAGGAAGGATGCCCGACGAGGATTATCGCCTTTCTTGACCGGTGGCTTAAGATTTGAGCCTTGCCGTTTAAAAAAGGCGCGTCCAGCGGCATTTAACCCACCTTTAGGATTTTGATGTGCTTTTTTTACCACGAGTTGCAGCTTTCTTTTTAGTTGTTTTCGGAGCTTTACCACCTTCCCAGGCTTCGTTAACGTCGGGAGTTGATGGATCATCGGCAATCAGTTGACCTTTATCATTTCGAGCGCGTTTAGGTTCTTCGATAACTTTACGGTAAACTCGATCATCTTCACTAATTTTTGTCATATCTACTCCTTACAAAAGTAATAATTGAACTTTTCTACGTGTTGCAGCAACTTCCTCGCCTACTCGACGCTCATACTTTTTCCGAGCCTCTTGCCCGGCTTTTCGACGTGCTTCTAATTCACGCGCCAGCATTTCTTGATAGAGTTCTTCCTGGGTTTTTTGTGGTGGTGGT